AATCACGATCTTTATTATCGTGACAAACGTGATGTACAAAGTGTTGAATGGGCACGGCACTTACCTAACGTTCATATATGTAACGATTGGTATCATAGCGGCGACGTGGTTATTGCTCCTTGGCTCGTCGGTGATGATCATAAGCGGATTCCAAAACTAAATGCCAAATACATGTTTGGACATTTTGAATTACCAACATTCTACATGAATGCCATGGTACAAATGCCCGATCACGGTGATGTCAAACGTGAAGACTTTGGAGGTATCGAACATGTGTTCACTGGGCACTTTCATAAAAGACAAACACAAAAGAATATAACTTATATTGGCAATTGTTTCCCGCACAACTACGCAGACAATCACGACGACGAACGAGGTATGATGATCCTGGAGTGGGGACAAGAGCCTGAATATCATGCTTGGCCTGACCAACCTAGATATCGTGTTTACCAATTGAGCGATGTGCTTGCTAACACCGATGCATTACTAAACAAAGGTATGCATGTGCGTGTGAATCTTGATGTAGACATCAGTTACGAAGAAGCTACATTTATCAAAGAAACATTTGTAAATACTTACAATCTCAGAGAAATAACACTTATTCCGCAAAAAACAGTGGGGGAAGATATCAACTACGATATTACTGGAAATATCATGTTTGAAAGTGTTGATACTATTGTTACCAATCAGCTGACTAATATCCAAAGCGATCAATATAATAAAAACTTGCTGTTAGACATTTATAGGAACCTATGATTTTAATTACCGGGAATAGCACATTAGCTATAGCATTACAAAATCACTTGCAAGATAGTGTTATTGCCGGTAGACCAACCTATGATTTTAAATCAAAACAGGACTGTAAGAAATTGATTAAGGATTTTCCATCGCCACAAATTGTAATTAATACATTTGCAGATGTAGAATTAGATCCGTGGGACTCTCTTATAACTAATCTTGTTGCTCCAATATATCTAACTGACCAATATTACCAACAACTTAGAATTGGACAGATTATTAATATAAGCAGCACGAGTGCCTGGTGGCCAAGTTATCCTGGCATTGATGATAACAGATTTTTCTACAATCTATCAAAATTTAGTTTAAGTGAATTTGGCCGTCAGTATAATCGAAAAGTAGTTGACGAGTCTAAGAATGTTGTTGTAACTACTATCGAAATTGGTAAGTTTCAGTCGCCAATGAGTAATTTTACCGGAATTTCTATTGACAAAGTTGTTGAATTAGTCAAGACTGCCATTGATCAAAAATGTAATTGGTTGTCGGCTATAAGATGAATTATTCTAACTACTCATATGAATCAATATCTTTACTAGAGATAGAAATAAGCACTTACTGCAATGCAGCTTGCCCGCAATGTCCTAGAAATGTGTATGGCGGCAAAACTGTGCCCGACTTACCTCTAATCAATTGGTCTACAGACCAGTTCATCAATATTATTAAAAAAGATTTTATACAGCAGCTAAAAGTAATTTATTTTTGCGGAACATACGGTGATCCATTGATGAATTCAAGCTTAGTAGAAATGTGTCATTATTTAAAAGCAGTGAATCCTAATATTAAAATTGGAATACATACTAACGGCGGAGCCGGAAAATCTGAAACGTTTCAACAGCTAGCAAAACTAGTAAATTTTATTGCATTTGGCATTGATGGACTTGATGATACCAATCATCTATATAGAAGAAATACCAGTTGGGAAACTATATTAAATAATGCTCAATCCTACATTGATGCTGGTGGTTATGCTGTATGGGATTTTATTGTGTTTAAACATAACCAACATCAAGTTGAGACAGCAAAAGAATTAAGTCAAAAGTTAGGATTTAAAGAATTTAATATTAAAAAGACAGGCAGATTTTTTAATAAAGCACACGAATTAATTAATAAGGTTGATGTACAAGATAAAAATAATAATTTTCTTTACAGCATAGAGCCTCCAAGCATCAATTTGTACAAAAATACCGGGTATGAACTAATAAAAGTCAAAAATCTTAGCAAATACATAGCCAGTACCAAAATTGATTGTTACTTTATGAAAAATAACATGGTATATATTGGAGCAGACGGATATGTATTTCCATGTGGATTTTTACACGATCGTCTTTACGGGATAGAAGTCAAAAGATCTTCAGATTACACAAAAATTAAAAAACTAATGGACGATGTAGGCGGGAATCTTTTTACTAATGTTTTCTTTAATAGTATTAAAAACATCATCGACGGTCCGTGGTTTGCTGCAATTAAGTCATCGTGGGATAGCGAATCTCGATTAGAAAGATGTGCTATCACATGTGGCGAAACTATTAACTTAGTGGGACAACAAAATATTAACATTAAATATAAGCAAGGGTAGCCATGATTAAATCTATCAAATTAAATTTTGATTTTTCAATCTTCTTAGACGTCAATTATAGTCTGCACGAAGGAAGTTGTATCAAGCATCAAGTATACGAATTAGAAGATATTCATAAAAAGTTTGGAGGATTTCCGGCTTCTTATTGCTACGAAAATACCAAAATAAATCAGATTTGGTGGAATCAAGATCAAATTGATTACAATTCCATTGGTTTGCAACTTGGGATGGAAGTTATTAGCGTTAGTAGTATTCGACAACAGCCTGGGTGTGTTATACCATGGCATCGTGATACTTTCTATCAAATTAAATCAAAGTTCCCCAATAGGTCTGAATGCAAAGTGCGGGCGAATATATATCTTGAAGATTGGAGGATAGGCCATATCATTCAATTTGACGATACAGTGCATACACATTGGAAACAAGGTGAGGGATGGTTGTGGGACGACACAATATTACATTTGGGCGCAAATGTAGGAATGCAGGATAAATTCACTTTACAAGTTTCTGGTTTTTTAAAGGACTAAATGAATCATTTTTTAGATAAAGCAAAAACCTTTTAGATTATGCATAATCCAATAATTTCGCCAGACTCAATTGTTATATTAAAAAAATTTTTTGTGTTTGACAAAATATTTATTTTGTGCGAGTACGACCATAACATGGTTGAGTTATACGATGAACTAAAAAATCTTAAAAAAGAAACATACAAATCAAATTATAGATTTATATTTTTACACTACGAAACAGAATATTACTTTCATGATTTATCTGACTCGGTCGGAGTAACCTTGTTGAATTTGCACAGAATATTACAGTCTCTAGATATACCAAATTATTTTTGTTTAATACTAACTCAACAACAAATAATAAATCAATTAGAATATATAAAAAATTTGACGTCAAATGAATGTATAATTGACTCACTTACCTATTTTAATTATTACGCAATTGAATTACTCAATAACGATATAAATCATGAATTAGAAATTAATGAGAATGCTATTTGTGAAAAATATCTTGCTCTTAACAGAGTAAGCAGATTTCACAGGCACGCATTAATATCATTACTTAAACAAAAAAATCTCTTAGACCATGGAATAATTAGTTATAATGCCAAGCCCACCTGATTTGATACAATTATCAACAAATACTAGAATCAATCATAACTGGTTAGTAAAAAATCAGAATCTTAAAGAATCTTTAGCGGCTTTGCCTGACGATTTTATTTTTAAAAATTTTCACGAAGACGTAATCGATGACGTAATCGGTCCCGTTAGCAATAATTGTACTTTATCACAAAAAGCGTTTTTGCATGTAGTAACTGAGACAGTATATAATTACCCAACCACATACATAAGTGAAAAAACAATTAAGCCAATTATAAGTAAAAGACCATTTATTATTGTTGGCCCGTCAGGATCTGTAGACAATTTAAGATCAATTGGATTTAAAACATTTGGCGACTTTTGGTCTGAAGAATATGATGATATTTTAGATCCTGATGAACGTATAATAGCCATTGCAGATATTATTGAATGGATTTGTTCTAAATCAATCAATGATCTTCGGAATCTTTGCGTTAGCATGCAAGATGTACTAAACTATAATTTTAATTTTTACGTCAATCAGTTTAAAAAAAACGAATACAAAAAATTAACTAAATTCTGTATACAGAATGTAAACCTAAGATAATGTTCAAAATAAAAACACTTGCAGTAAAGAATTTCATGAGCGTGGGTAATTCTACCCAGGCTGTTCAGTTTGATCGTAGGGACCTTACTCTTGTACTAGGACAAAACCTAGACTTGGGCGGAGACGATACAGGCGCACGTAATGGTACCGGTAAGACTACTATTATCAATGCACTGAGTTATGCCTTGTACGGTTCTGCTCTTACCAATATCAAAAAAGACAATCTTATCAATAAAACAAATGGTAAGAACATGTTGGTCACAATTGAGTTTGAAAAAGATGGTATTGATTATCGAATAGAACGCGGTCGTAAGCCCAATACCATGGCATTTTATGTAGGTGGTCAAGAGCAAGAAATCACTGACGAATCACAAGGTGACAGTAGAGAAACGCAAGCAGAAATCGAACGTATGTTAGGTATGAGCCATGACATGTTCAAACACATTGTTGCTCTTAACACTTATACTGAACCTTTTCTAGCCCTTAAAGCAAATGATCAACGTGCTATCATTGAACAGTTGCTCGGCATTACCATGCTTAGTGACAAGGCAGATACCCTTAAAGAACAACTAAAAGCAACTCGAGATGCCATTACTGCCGAAGAGTACCGTATTAAAGCAGTTAACGATGCCAACGGACGTATACAAGAACAGATTGATTCCACAAAGCGTAGACAAACCTTGTGGAACATCAAACGTCTGAACGAAATTGATGAATTAAAAAAAGCATTAACAGCAATTGGTGATTTAGATATTGAACAAGAATTGTTGAATCACGACGCATTGCAAGCACAGAATGAATTGGCTAAAGCCGCAGCAGAAGTTAATAAGTGGAAAATTGCTTGCGAACAAGAACAAGTAAAGTTAATTAAAACGCAAGACAAATTAAAAACAGAAATAGAAAAACTTGAGAAGCATGAATGTTATGCTTGCGGGCAAGTCATGCACGACGACAAACATGAACAAGTGTTAAATGAAAAACGTGCTGCTGTGCAGGAAACCAGTTTACAATATCTTGCCAACGATACACAACTTGCAGAACACATTAATACACTATCAGAACTAGGGAAACCTGGACCAATGCCCACGGTGTTTTATGATACCAAAGAAGATGCTATCAATCATAAAAATACACTGGCAAACTTACGTCAACAATTAGCTGCAAAAGAAACAGAGGTAGATCCTTATGCAGAACAAATCGCCGAAATGCAAACACAGGCCTTAGAAGAAATCAACTATGATAATATTAATGAATTGGCCAATGTTAAAGAACATCAAGAGTTCTTGCTTAAACTGTTAACTAACAAAGATTCATTCATACGTAAACGTATTATTGATCAGAACCTAAGTTACTTGAATGCTAGACTAGGCCAGTATTTGGATCGTATTGGCTTGCCGCACACTGTAAAATTCCAAAACGACTTGACAGTCAGCATCGAGGAGCTGGGACGTGAGCTAGACTTTGATAACTTGAGCAGGGGCGAGCGTAACAGACTTATATTAAGTTTAAGTTGGTCTTTCCGTGATGTGTGGGAAAGTTTGTATCAACCCATCAACTTGTTGTTCATTGATGAAGTTATTGACACAGGTATGGATAGCTCGGGTGTTGAAAACAGTCTAGCTATTCTAAAGAAAATGGCCCGTGAGGGTAATCGCAGTGTTTGGCTTGTTAGTCACAAGGACGAGCTAGCAGGGCGTGTAAACAATGTGCTCAGTGTAATTAAAGAAAATGGATTTACAACCTATAACACCGATGTAGAAATTCAATGATTGTCAAGTTCAATTTATTTTGCGGATTAGTCAACAGCCAAGGTCCTGAAATTGAAATACAAGTAAATCATAAAGTTGTTAGCTCTTTAATTGCTGACTGTGCAGAATTTACAATTGATCTGGATATCAACAATGATCAGACAAATGAAATATCTTTTATACATAAAAATAAAACTGATCACGATACCATTGTGCTTGATAATCAAATAGTTGAAGATAAATTTTTTAAAGTTACTAAAATTTGGGCTGATGATATATTGCTACCAGATTTACTATGTTATGGCCAGGCAACTATAATTTATTCAGACAGCTTTTTAAAAGACATCAATTATACACCAGAACGCAACTGCAAAAGTGACAGTTTGTATTTTAATGGACAGTTAACATACACGTTATCAAAAAATTTGTTTGATTGGTTGTACGAATATCACAGACAGCAAGATTTAGAATACATTCAAGGTCATCATGATCATGAGGCCGAAGAAAAATATTTAGGCTATCAACAAGATTCAGATTTTGAGCAGGAAATAGTAGACTTGTTAGAGAATCATGGATACTGTATTACTCGTTAATTTACCAAGACAAGAAGCCGAGCGATCACCTGCGGTCATTGCTGGACTAGCAGGTATATGCAAAAAAGCCGGAGTTGATTATGATGTGCTTGATATTAATCTTGCATGTGTCAAAAATTTAGAGCCAACTCAATGGCGAGATTTGCAAAGTTATGTTTCGTACTACATTGACAGTAGCTATGACGCTAGCAATTTTGTTAATCTAGTAGAATCGTCGCTTCCCAAAATACAATATTCAATTATTGCAGTAAGCATGTTTACCTACGAAACTCTACGTGCCGGAAATATAGTTTTGCCTATGTTGAGAAAAGCATATCCTGACAGCAAAATTATTATTGGCGGGCACGGTGCTGATTTTGCCGATCCTGACAACAACAAACAACCTTTTTACAAAAAACATCTAGAGTGCAAAAATATTGATGCTTATATTTTAGGCGAAGCTGAGTCTAGTTTTCAAACGTATATCAAAGATCCCAACAGTTGGAACAATACTACCCATCGGCATGTGGTTGATGATTTGAATACAGTGCCTTTTGCCTGCTACGACAAAATTCCACCTGATGATTACTTGCATCACGGTGTGAGAGGTGCATACATAACCGGAAGCAGAGGATGTGTGCGTGACTGTACTTTTTGCGATGTTGGACACATCTGGGGTAAGTTCAGGTTCCGATCAGCCACTCATATTTTTGAAGAAATATTGCACCATCATCTCAATTACAATGTTACACTAATTGAATTCACAGATAATCTGATTAACGGTAGTTTGAGTGAATTTAAAAAATTAAATCAACTGCTTGTAGCTGCACAAGAACAATATCCCAGTCTCAAACAGTTACGATACAAAGGTGATTTCATTTGCCGGCCTAAGAATCAATTTACTGAAAAAGATTTTCAGTTGATGAAACAAGCCGGCTGCGAGGACCTGATAGTGGGTATAGAATCATTCAGTGAGCCTGTTAGATACCACATGGGCAAAAAGTTTTCCAACGATGACATTGATTTTCATTTGTATGCCAGCGGTAAATATGGTATAAAAAATACGTTTCTCATGCAAGTAGGGTACCCAACAGAAACGTTACAAGATCACGAAGAAAACAAAAAAGGACTATATCGTTATCAACGATATGCTCTGAGTCGTGTTATTAAAATGATACGGTGGGGCTATACTACAGGTATTTTGCCAGGGTCTCCGTTGGATCTCAATCACCGACATAGTCTTCCGTTAATTAGTGAAGTCAAAAATTCTGAATTTTACGGAGAATCAAATTGGATCAATTTAAGCAATCCCACATTGACTTATGCAGAACGAATTCGACGAAGAATGGAGTTGCATTTTTTAAGCAAACAATTACAATATAATCAACCCAGAGTCAACGACGAATTTTTATCTATTTTGAGTCAATTAAAAAGTAATATAAAAAGTAAACAGGTAATACCTATTAAAAAATAAATTATGTCAATTTATGCTGTTATTCTTTCAATCCCAAGAGTGGCTCCGGTACGCCCGGCTGCTGCTCCGGCTATTATTAAAAGAATAATAAAAGAGCACAATTTATCTAGTAAAATACTTGATATTAATATTAATTATTTTACTGATTTTAAAAATTCTGTTGACTCTGTATTGTTTAACGAAATTGATGACTACTTGTTTGTAAAAAATAAAACACTATCAGCAACGGCTGCAACAGAGTTTCATAACTTCATTGATGGTTGGACACAACAGATAATTGTATTGCAACCAAAAAAACTGTTCATCAGTATTTTTAGTTGGCAAGCTCAGAGATTTGTTGAAGAGTTTTTGCGTAGATTTAGACTTGTTAGCACCATTGAAGTAATTGTGGGCGGGCAAGGACTCATTAGAGAAGAAAACGGTAGCTACAGCGAACGTCCAGAATTTGCTCATTATTTAAAAAAAGAACACTTGATCGATCACTGGATACGTGGCGAAGCTGAAACTACCATTCCAGAAATAATCAAAGGCAACTATAATGTTGCTGGAATTGATACAGATTTTTTAGCTGAACGTAGCAACATTAAAACTCATGTGCCAATGGATTTTGACGACTTTGATATAACCAAATATCAAAGTGGATATGCCACTGGTGTGCTTCCAATGGAGACCAGCAGAGGCTGTGTACGTAATTGTAACTTTTGTGATATTCCTACTATGCAAGGAGGTTTCAGATTTAAAACTGGTCTCCAGCTGGCCAACGAAATGATTCATTATTACGAATCATATGGTGTGCGTGACTATTTTTTTCATGATGCGCTATGCAATGGTAGTGTCAAAGACTTCAGACAGTTCAATAACACACTAATCAAATATTATCAAACAAACAACTTGCCTGACAGATATTTTAGTTACAGTAGCCATGCCATTGTACACAATGATCGAACATTTCGTCCTGATGATTTTGAATCAATGGGGCGGGCCGGAGCAGATACCATGGTCATTGGTGTTGAAACGGGCAGCGACCGTGTGCGTGGTCATATGAAAAAAGGCTATGTTGGCGAAGATCTTGATTACAACATAGAGCAGTACAGCAAACACAAAATGCATGTTTACTTCTTGATAATTGTTGGTTTTCCTACAGAAACTGAACAAGACTTTGTTGAAACACTAAACATGTTGACCAAGTATCAACGTTATGTAGCCGATGGTACTATTATTGGTGTTAATTTAGGAACTACATTAACTATTGAAGAAGGCACTGAGTTGTACAATCGTCCTGATACATTAAAGATTGTTGGCGTTAACAATCAACGCCCACAAGGAACAGCATGGATCTGCGAGGATAATCCTGGTCTAACTTATAAAGAACGTGTCATGCGTAGAATCAGGGCACAGGAACATGCAGTTGCTCTTGGGTATACGTTTTGGAAAGGCGATGATCAAATGAAAATAATGATGGACGAATATCAAGACCGTCTAGCAAGACTTGCTGGGGTCATACATTGAAATTAGATATAGACTTTACTGTTGAGCGTAGACTAGGTAATCCAATGATAAAAATTGTCGTCGATGATTACTTAACATTGTATGATGGTATTGCACAAGAACATTACGAGTTCGACATTGATTTGATCGACGGCGGACATGATTTGACTATTGTACACTACGGAAAGTTACCCGAACATCATACGTATAACAAGGACGGTTCTGTTGATATTGATCAACATGTTGAGATAAAAAGTATAAAATTAGATCATGTCATGCTGGAGTCTGAATTATGGTCAGGAAAATTCTTTCCTGTGTATATGCACAAGACCAACGACGAACCGTATTTTATTTGTCCTAATTTATATCTAGGGCACAATGGTGCATGGAAATTAGAGTTTGCTACTCCAGCTGCTGCATGGTTAATTGATTTAAGACAGCCTGGTCCAAAACTAGCAGGAACTATATTTAAAACAAATAGTGCCACACTAACCATGGCTAAAAATTTCTTTAAAGATTTACCAGATGTTTAAATTTGATAACATCAATGAGTATCAACTGGAAATTACAACCTATTGTAATGCTGCCTGTCCTCAGTGTCCTAGAAATATACAAGGATCTGGCATTAATCCTTATATGCCGTTGGTGCATTTAAGTCGCGAAGCTATTGATGCAGCATTTGGTGTCGAGCATTGCGGAAAGTTAAAACAAATATTCTTTTGTGGTAGTTATGGTGATCCTGTCATGCATCCAGACTTTCTAGATATACTACAAGACTTTAGACGCAAACATCCAACGTTGTGGTTGTATATTCATACCAACGGTGGTGTACACGACGAACGTTACTGGGCAGAAATTGCCACTATCATGAATGGCTACGGTCAAATTGATTTTGGGTTCGACGGGCTAGAAGATACTTTACATTTGTACAGACGTAATGTAAAATATGCTGTTGCCATGCGTAATGCACGAGCATTTATTGGTGCAGGCGGTAGAGCACAATGGAACTATATTGTTTTTAAACACAACGAACACCAAGTTGAGACTGCACGAGCATTGAGCAAAGAGTATGGATTCTTTAACTTTTTGCCAAGAAAGACCGGACGTTTTTATAATCATACAAACGAGTGTGCATATCCAAATTGGCCTGTGCTGGATAAGAATAAAAAAATATTGTATGTTCTTGAGCAACCGGTTGGCGCTGAGTGGCAGAACCCAAGTGTGCAAAAAATTGAAATATTAAAAAAAATGTATGGAGGCTTTAGAAAGTATCTTGATCAAACACCAATCAAATGTGATGCGTTACTAGGAAACAAGGTTGTTATCACTGCAGAAGGATTGGTATTGCCGTGTAACTTTTTTGAACACAATTTACACGATGCTAGATTCTACGATGATTATATGCCTGGCGCCAATGTAGCAAGTTTTATTAGTACCGGTGGTAATCAAGTGCAAGAGTTTGTAGGACGTTACTATAACGAGCTTGATATAAATCAACATTGTTTAGAAAATATTTTTAAATCTAAATTTTGGGAAGAATTGACCAATCGCTGGACTGGTCCAAATAAAATTATGGAATGTGCAATGACTTGCGGTGAAAAATTTACCAAGGTATGGGATCAAGGAGGATCCAAGAGATGAAAGTTTTAGTCACTGGTGGTAATCGAGGTTTAGGTAAACACCTAGTTGAAGCATTTGACGGCGACAGTCTCAGCCGCGAAACTGGTTATGATATTACCAAACATGTAAAAGAAATTGCCGATAAAAGCGTCATGTATGACGTGGTTATCAATAATGCGTTTGATGGGCCTCCACAAGAATCCTGGGCAAACTTTGCACAAACAAACTTGTATATTGCCATATACGACAAGTGGAAGGCTGCGGGCAAGACCGGACATATTTTTAATATTGGATCAATTGGTGAAAAGCATACAGTTGCACCAGAACCTAGATTTGAAACTTATAGAGTCAGCAAAGCTGCGCTAAGTCATGCAAGTAAGCAGGGCACCCAAGCATTTAAACAAAATCTAGTTTCTTTTAAAACAACATTAATTACACTAGATAGATTAGATACAGAACTTAGTCGTAGTAGATCAAACTGGACCGGAAACGGAATTAATTTAACAGACATCGGTGATTTTATTCATTATAGCACAAACATTAATTCAAATACCTGTGTTGAAGAAATAATATTTTACTGCAATTTGCAACATGAACAAAATAGTACGCATTGAACCCATTGACGATGTTTTCAGTATAACGTGGATCATGCATCTGCGATGCAATTACGACTGTATGTATTGCGGTGACGTTCGGCATGAATACAATCAAGGAAAAGTGTTAAGTCTAGAAGAATTACAAAGTTACTGGAATCAAGTTTACGAAAAAACAAAACATACCAACAAACTGTATAAACTGGTGCTGTCGGGCGGTGAGCCAACTGTGAATAAAAATTTATTGCCATTTGTCAAATGGCTACGAGATACATTTAAAGATAGAATATTTCAGCTGGGTTTGTGTACCAACGGTAGTGCCAGTAAATCTTATTACCTGGATCTATTTGAATATTTTGACTGGATTTCGTTTTCCACTCATACTGAATATCTAGATGAAGAAAAATTTTTTAATTCGGCTGTTGCGTGTAATGCGTATGCCAAAGAAATTGGCAATAAAAGTTTCATGATAAAAATTATGCCCGAACCGTGGGCCAGTAATTCTGTACAGAAATTCATTCAAATTTGTCAGCAAAATAATATTCATTATGATTTGGCCGACCATATTGATATGACCAGACAAACTAGAGCACATCCTATTTTTAAAATAAAATCATATGATTAAATTAAAAAACGACGAAAATTACAATTGTACAGTGTTTTACGATGATGGGGAAACTTCAAAAATATTTTCCACCGCATTGAATGCCAACAACTTAGATAATTTTAAAAATTGGCAGTGCGAAGCGGGTTTCTCTAGAATTTATATACATGCAGACGGCAGCGTGTGGAGTAGCGAATGTAACAACGATTATTTGGGTTCTTTAGTGGATCAATCGTTTGCTCTTTTGACCAATACCACTACTTGTCGGCTTGATAACTGTGTTACCAGTGCTGACGAATTGATGTTAAAAAAATACAGATTAGACTAACAAATGATAATTACACTGTATGTCATGGATATTCGAAACTACTACAGTGGAAACTCTACCCGAAGATTGTGTGGGTTTTGTGTATTTGATCACTAATTTAATCACTGGACGAAAGTATATTGGTAAAAAACTGGCCAAATTTGCAAAAACAACCTACAAAGTCGTCAAACTCAAAAACGGCAACAAAAAGAAGAAAAAAATTAGAAGCAAAATAGACAGCGACTGGCTCACATATTATGGCTCAAACGACGAATTAAACAAAGACATACAGACACTAGGTCATGAAAACTTCAAACGAGAAATACTCTACTACTGCACTTCCAAAGCACAATGCTCATACATCGAAGCACGAGAACAATTTAGACACCAAGTCTTAGAA